GCACGACTCACAATGCTTCTATTATGGATGTTACACTAAAAGACTTTGTAATAACTCCTTTGGATTCTCGGCATGTTTACGATTCAGGTACTCCTGCCTCATCAACATTTACCCAAACAGCTTGTGGACAGGCCATCCAGATTATACATAGAGCAAGCCGAAAAAGGGCTTTACCAGAGGCTAATTTATACAATGTGCATGTAGAGTCTATTGACCTTGGAGAAGCATACTTCAATAAACAACTTGTACTTAAAAATCTTTGGATTCCCTCTATATCTAGTTGCCGTTTTAATCAACTTTTAAACTCTGAAATTGGATCAACACCCGGCGCTTCGAGTAGATTCAGAGACACTTGGGTTGCTTATGCTCCTCACTCTGCCCTACATTCTTTAGGTAATTACGCATTACATGTTTCTGACTGCATATTTAGGTGCGGTGGTGGGGATTTTGATGGCGACCTTAACGGGGCACCGATTTACATTGACACTACAGGAAACGCTGAAGGTGGTTCATTTATTAACTGTGTATCTAACTTCGGTAAAACTGGAGTAGTAGTCACTGGCAGTACACAAGAACCGGGGTTTCAGTATTATTTTAGTCATGTTAATGCTAGAGATTACTGTTTTAAGATTGATTGGGCGCGTAAAACAGCTATTGAACAAAACTTATTGTATATGGATGATTCCACAAGTAAGTTAGGCACAAATCCAGATTCAGCACTAAATCCGGCTTTAATACAATATGGCACAAGCTCTGGATCAGATCATAGTATTAAAAATAATAGATGGGATTATGCAGATTTAACTAATGTTAGCAACTTCAGATATATAGAATCTCTTGCTAATATTGGTAAAGTTTACCATGTACATGAAAATAAATCAAATGCATTATTTACAACTTTTGGGAGGGGTTTTGATGCAATAAATCAGCAAACAGTTTATGCTGCTGATAATGAATTTCAAAATGCAACAATCTCTTGGGATAATGGGGGCGCGCCTGATTATCAGTATGAAGAAATTCAGAATAGTCGACGTGTAATCTATGGTGTAGGTGATCCAAGTGGCGCAACTATGCCGGGGACGCTCGAAACCACTACTATATTCATTGACACGTCAGACACTTTAAATAGACCGCCTTATCGCTGGATTTCCGGTACGTCTTGGACAAGAGATATTGGTGCTGCAAATGGCAGCGTCACAGGTCCCGGCTTTAGCTTTGCAAACAACATTGATGCCCTTGGTTTTTTTCGTCCAGCAGAAGACATTATCGGCGTCACCTCAAATGATCTGGAGGTCGCAAGATTTGGTCCTAGTGGGGTCAGTTTAGACGAGGGTGCAAATTGGTTCAGTGAATATGCCAGAGGCACTTGGGTAGTTGAGGTTGCAGACGCCTCGGCAGGCGGGAATACAGGATCATTTGGGACGGGCATCGGAACATATGTTAGACTTGGGGATTTAGTGACATTTCAACTTTCGCTGGTTAATATAGTCACAACGGGGATGACCGCTGGAAATGCTTTGTATATTCGTGGGTTCCCCTTCACGTTCCTATCGCAAGCGCAAGCGAGTGGACCTTTATCTGCTCATTGCAATTCCGTTGCAACTACGACAAGAGAACCATTTTTCCGCCCAACTCCGGGCACTAGCTATGGGACACTTGTTGAGCAAAACACCTCAATAACAACTATTGTATCTCAAATAACAAGCGGCGTATCCGATATTTATATTACCGGCAGCGTTGTTGTCGATTAATCCCGCCAGCTATGACCAGATTACAACGTTCTTGATTGCCGCTCTGAATGCTCGAACTAAGGCTTTCGAGGCACGACTGGTGGCGATAGAGGCTGCTCAATAATAACTTGGTAATATTTTGCTACATTCATCCGACTTAAAATCATTAGATAAGTCTGAAGTATCTAAAGTTCTCTCTAAGTTAAATTCAGAAGAACTAAATGAACTCTCTTACAACTGGAAGTTTTGGGCAAGACCTAATCAACTAGCTCCTGAAGGTTCTTGGAAAGTTTGGTTATTAAATTGTGGCCGTGGTTTTGGTAAAACTCGCACTGGGACGGAATGGGTTAGGGAACAAGTTAAATTAGGATACACTAGAATAGCTTGTGTAGGTCCAACTAAAGGTTCTGTACGTCAAGTTATGATTGATGGTGAATCTGGTCTTCTTTCTGTTTGTTGGGAAGGCGACAAGACCTACGATGGAGTTCACATTGGTAAACCTATCTGGTCCCCTACAAACAACACAGTGACTTGGGCTAATGGTGCTAAAGCTGAAGTATTTTCTGCTGAAGATCCTGAAAGACTTCGTGGACCTCAATTTCAGAAGGCTTGGACAGATGAAATTTGTGCGTGGACTCGTAGAGATGAAACTTGGGACATGCTCCAGTTTTGTATGAGACTTGGTGATAATCCTCAGATTGTTGTAACAACTACGCCAAAGCCAGATAAACTTATTAGGAGTTTAACTTCACCTGCTATGACTGAGAGTGGTAAAGTAGTTATCACACAAGGTACATCTTACGATAATGCTGATAATATTGACTTAGACGCTCTTAAGCAATATGAAGGCACTAGACTAGGTAGGCAAGAACTTTATGCAGAAATTCTAACTGAAGCTGCTGGTGCTCTATGGAACAAAGACCTTCTTGAGAAATGTCAAAGATATGACATAGAAGATAAATTAGAGTTTTCTAAAACCCTTTCTCGTATTGTTGTTTCTGTTGACCCTGCTATCACTGCTAATAAGCATTCAGACCTTACTGGTATTGTTGTAGCTGGCATAGACATTAATGGGACTGCATATATCCTAGAAGATGCCACTGGTAATTTTACACCTGAAGGTTGGGCTACAAAAGCAATAGAGCTTTATAATAAATATGAAGCAGACCGTATTGTAGCTGAAAAGAACCAAGGTGGGGATATGGTTAGGCATACACTTAAAACTGTAGATGAGACCATACCAATTACCTTAGTACACGCCTCTAGGGGTAAATATGCTAGAGCAGAGCCAGTATCAGCCTTATACGAACAAGGTAAGGTCTTTCACTTAAAAGGTCTTATGGAACTTGAAGATCAAATGGTGACTTGGGAACCTTTAGACGCTATTGGTTCTCCTGATAGACTTGATGCAATGGTATGGGCAATTACTAACCTCCTCTTGAAAAATAAAATACAACCACAACTCTTAATCAATTATAAGCCTGCTGGATTCTTACATTAAATGAATGATCTGACGACATATAAAGACTTTGTAAGGTCTAACCTCCCTACAGGTATGACTGTTGTTGATGAATATTACTTTGTTAATAGTAAGAGATTCACTAACTATATTCAAGCTGAATGGTATTTAAATTATATTAAAAAATTTGGATTTGCCACTGTCACTGACCCGTATGTTATAAATGGCTTCACCCCGCCTCTTGTTCTTGATTTTGCCAGCGAGTTTTACCGCGTAGACGGGTCTTCATCGACATTCGCTGATGCTGTGACTTTCTCGCGCTCTGGCAATGCCACGATGGTTGATAGTGATGGTTTGCTTAAATGGGCACCGCATAATCTTCTGACGTATTCGGAGGAATTTACAGGGTATACTCTTATTAGAGCATCACTACCGTCTACAATAACTGGCCCATTCGCCGGGACGACTGCAAAGGTTCTAGTTGAATCAACTGCTGTCGCAGCTACACATTTGATGAGGATACCCACCGTTTCTATTGTTCTCGGTGAGACTTACAGGATAACTGTCTGGCTAAAAGCACAGGGACGAAACGCCGGAGAAATTAACATTAATGCTGCACCGGGAATAATCTGTGATTATGACCTCGGTAGCGTTACAGTCAGCACTGGCACAATAACATCGGCTGGCGACGGATGGTATAAAGTTTCATTTGAATTTACACCGACTGGCGCGTCCTCGCTCTACCGTCAAATAAATATGACTGAGACGTATCAAGGCCCAACGTCTTACACGGGCGATGGCACTTCAGGCGTGGCGATTTGGGGCTGGCATATGCACCGCAATGACCTCGGCGGCATGACCAACAACCCAGACCAAACAACCGCTGGCCTAGAGTCCTACGTCCCCACAACATCTGCTGCTCGGTATCTCGCTCGGCGTGGCAATCACGTCTACAACGGAACCTCTTGGGTCAATGAGGGTCTACAGATCGAGAGTGAGTCCGGAGTCCAACTACTGCACACAACCAACGCGCTTGTAACGCAATCCTACACCACGACAGCCGTTCCGCACACATTGCATTTCACGGGGACAGGCACAGTCACGCTTTCCGGCGCATCAACAGCGGGGCCACTTGTCGGCACAGGTACAGGCGAAGAAAACCGCGTGTCGCTGACATTCACGCCCACAGCCTCATCTCTGATACTAACGGTATCGGGCACAGTCACAGACGCGCAGTTGGAAGTCGGGTCGACGCCATCCAGCTATATTCCCAATCTCGCAGCATCCGGTATAGTCACCAGAGCCGCTGAGACAGCTACAGTAGCCGCTGCGAATATGCCCACGTACACAACCGCAGTTAGCATCCAGACGGACGGGACAATGACAGGCGCCAGCAGTGCATTGGCGACATGGCAAGCCGACGCGAACAACAACATCCTTATTTCTACAGGCGCGAGCGACTTCAGTTTTACACAGGAATCAGCCTCTGTTGTTGATACCGTCACGGGCGGGTCGTACACCGCAGGCATCAACGTACCCTGCAACATCGCGTCCCGCCACGGCTCCACATTCATCAACGGTGCAGTAGACGGCACAGCCCTAACCGCCAACACAACACCAACATCCCTCCCCGATCTATCCGCAACTGATTTCCAGATCGGCCCAACATTCAACGGCAATATAGGCAAGCTGGTCGTATGGTCTGACGACATTGGTGATGTAGGTATTGCGGAGGCGAGCGCATGATTACGATCACCAATCTCGACGGTGCAGAGCATGACGTATTTGCTACGCTCCTTCCCTCTGGCGTTCTCTGGCAAATGGTGCGATGCCCGGATGAAGCGACATTCGACGCAGTGGCGTTGGCAGTGGGCCTGACGGTCTACACAACCCCCGCCCAGCCCGCTATCATAGACGCAGACGGGCAAGAGATAGCACCAGCAGTCCCGGCATCTGGGCCAGTCATCCCCGCACCACACACAACCATCACTAAGATCGGCAACATCGTTCTGACGCCAGCAGTCACAGACGCAGAGGGCAACATCGCCACGCCCGCCGTCCTAGACACCCGCTTCCACGCAAACTTTTGGCTCGGCCCGGAGGTCGTCGCGCGGGGGCTGTGGAAGAAACTTGCAATCACGTGGACGCAAAACGGCACGGAAGTCGCGGAGAGCAACCGGCACGAGGCGGCGGTTAAATTCCAAGGCGTCGAGTTGATCGATCCGGATTCGATCTCCACGCCCAGCAACGTGCTTTTGTAAGAGGATAGAAATATGGCTGACAATTTCAGCGAACACGGCACGGGCCTTGATAGCCCCGCATCAAACGCCATCGCAGTAACGCCAGGAGTGTCCGCTCTCGGCAACGTCACCCGCGCGCTCTATGTCGGGGCCGCTGGCGATGTAGAGGTGACAATGGCAGGCGGTGGCGATGTGACTTTCGCGGGCGTTGGCGCAGGGTCAATCATCCCGATCCGCGTCACACACGTCCTGACGGCGGCTGGCGGCAGCGTCATCGCGCTTTGGTAAAGAACATGCGCGCATTTATCGAAGCCATTGCCGAGGCTATGCGCCAGACACCAAGCCCACACTGCGCGCAACTCACTCGCAAGGGCACGAGGGCGAGGGGATAGATTGACATGAGCTACCGTCTATAAAAAGATTCAGACTGCGGATCTGATACCCTACGCGCGCAACAGCCGGACCCACAGCGATTTACACGGCGGCATCGGTGGTGCGCTCATACGCTGTTCGGAGGTTGTTCAACCGATAGCCCAGCCTCAACCGCAGCGCACTAAATCGCAAAAATGCGAAAATAAATTGAGGACATCAAATGCCAAGCCCAACCCATAAGCCAACCGACCTAACCCGGCAGACGGTGCAACTTCACGCGACAGTCGGGACAGATCAAGAGTTGATCGCGCAGATCATCGGCATTGGGGCCAAGACGCTGCGCAAGCACTACCGCGCCGAGTTGGACCTATCGACGGCCAAGGCCAATGCCACGGTGGGCGGGGCGCTGTTCAACAAGGCCAAGGGCGGCGACACGGCAGCAATGATATTCTGGATGAAAACGCGGGCCGGGTGGACTGAAAAGACTGTCGTGGACAACACCAGCAGCGACGGCAGTATGGCGGGGGCAAGCGCACTTGAACGGATCAACAGCAAACTTGCTCGCCTCGCAGACGCCAGAGATAAGGCAGGCGATACTAGCGGATCTGACTGACGACGAATTAGAGGCGCTCGAATACGATTGGCGGTTCTGGGCACGCAAGGAACAGCTCGCACCAGACGGCGATTGGCTCACATGGGTTATCAACGCGGGCCGGGGCTTTGGCAAAACGCGGGCCGGGGCTGAGTGGGTCAAGGAACAGGTTGACGCGGGGCGGCAGCGGATCGCCCTGATCGGCGAAACGTATAAGGATCTGGTTGAGGTCATGTGTTTTGGGGATAGCGGGCTGGCGTCTGTTTTCCCGGATCATCAACGGCCTAAAATCGTCGCCAATCCAAGCGTCCAGATCACGTTCCACACAGGAGCCATTGCCCTTGGTTACAACGCGACACAGCCCGCACAACTACGCGGGCCGCAATTTGATGCAGCTTGGTGCGACGAGTTGGCAAAGTGGCGCTATGCGCGCGAAACGTGGGACATGCTGCAATTTGGCTTGCGCCTTGGTGAAAGGCCGCAGGCGCTTGTTACCACAACGCCGAGGCCGATCACGGTCCTAAAAGAAATCATGGCGGATGACGCGACAGTCATCACGCACGGTTCTACATTCGACAACGCAGGCAATCTCGCGGCATCGTTTCTCAAGCAGATCCGCAACCGATACGAGGGCACAAGGCTGGGCCGCCAGGAACTGAACGCCGAGATGCTGGACGATCTGCCAGGCGCGCTCTGGACTCGGGCCATGATTGACGAACACCGCAAGAGGGAAGCGCCAGACATGCGCCGGGTGGTTGTCGCGGTTGACCCATCGGGCACCGGGGGCGCGGATGATGACGGCGACAGCATCGGTATCGTGGTTGCAGGGCTAGGCGTGGATGGCCGCGCGTACGTCCTGGCGGATCGCACATGCAAGCTATCGCCCGATGGATGGGGCAGACGGGCCGTGGTGGCCTATCACGAATTCAGTGCGGATCGCATCGTGGCAGAGCGCAACTTTGGCGGCGCGATGGTCGAGCATGTAATCAGGACGGTCGATAAGTCGGCCAGCTATAAAGAAGTGACTGCAAGCCGTGGCAAAGTCGCACGGGCAGAGCCAGTCGCGGCGCTATACGAACAGGGCCGGGTGTCGCACATTGGCAGCTTGCCGGATCTCGAAGATCAAATGTGCCAGATCGGGCCAGACGGATATATCGGCGATGGCTCGCCGGACAGGGCCGACGCTCTCGTGTGGGCGCTAACAGAATTGATGCTAAAAACGCAGCTAGAGCCGCGCGTCAGGGCATTGTGAGGATATAAATGGGCATCTTTGACGCTTTCCGCAGGCAGGCACCGCAGGCCAAGGCAAGTGCTGCCGCGCAGACGCTTGTCCTGACACCGGGGCAACCCGCGTGGACGCCTCGCAATTACACAGCGCTTGCGCGCGAGGCGTATCAGCTAAACGTGGTTGCGTATCAGGCAGTCAACAAGA